AAAGTTATTTAGGTAAAAATAAATATGCTATCAAACAAGATCAAATATTTGCGTATAAAAGAAATAATCAATGGAAAGCTTTAGAAGGATATTGTTTTATAAAACCAATTAAATCATACGATAAATTTAGTATAGAAAAAGAACAACCATTAGTTGGTATAATGAAATATTGTGATGATAATCTTAAAAATATTAAAATAGGAGATTTAATAGGTTTTACACCATTTAGTAAATATGAATTTATTATAAATGGTGAAAGATTATATAGAGTATTAACAAATTCAATTTCAATTAAATATGAATATCAAGGAAACGAAAAAGAATATAATCCAAGCTGGACACAGGGCGGTTGAAGAATTAATTAAAGTTGCTAAAGAAAAAATTGTTGATAGCGAAGAAGATGTATCCGCTGATAGATTAAAAAATGCAGCCGCAACAAAAAAATTAGCTATATTCGATGCTTTTGAGATATTAAATAGAATTGAAGAAGAAAAAAATATATTAGAAAACAAACCATTGCAAAGAAAAGATGATACATTTTCTGGTTTTGCTGAACGTAGATCAAAATAATGTACAAACAAACTTTATATAAAATTATTGAGCCAATAAGAATTAATACTTTAAAAAGACTCAATAAAGGTAAGAAATGGAAATACGGTTATAATAAAGAGCATGATATAGTTGTTCTAAGTAAAACTGGGGTAATTGGTGAAATTTATGATATACAGGGTTTTAAAATAGCTTTACCAAAACCAACAAAAGTATATAAAAGACATAAAGATAAAAAAGAACAGTATTGGGAAAAATTTGAAACGCAAAAATCCTTCAAAAATATTAAAACAATATTTGATTGGAGATCATATCCCGATGATTTAAAAGAACAATGGTATGATTATATCGATGAAGAATTTAATCGCAGAGAAAATGGTTTTTGGTTTTATAATAATGGTATTCCTACTTATGTTACCGGTACTCACTATATGTATCTTCAGTGGTCAAAAATTGATGTGGGTGCTCCTGAATTTAGAGAATCCAATAGATTATTCTTTATATTTTGGGAAGCTTGTAAAGCAGACAAGCGTTGCTATGGAATATGTTATCTTAAAAATAGACGATCTGGTTTCTCGTTTATGGCAAGTGCTGAGACAGTTAACCTTGCTACTCTCGCGTCTGACGCCCGTTATGGTGTCTTGTCAAAATCAGGGTGGGATGCTAAAAAAATGTTTACAGATAAGGTTGTACCAATATCTATTAACTATCCATTCTTTTTCAAACCGATTCAAGACGGGATGGATAGACCTAAAAGTGAATTAGCATATAGAGTACCAGCACAAAAATTCACTAGAAAGAAATTACAAGTTAATGCTCCAGTAGAGGAAATTACTGGACTTGATACAACTATTGATTGGAAAAATACTGGGGATAATAGTTATGATGGAGAAAAATTAAATTTATTAGTTCACGATGAGTCAGGAAAATGGGAAAGACCAGATAATATACTAAATAATTGGAGAGTAACAAAAACATGTTTAAGATTAGGTAGTAGAATTATTGGTAAATGTATGATGGGAAGTACATCAAATGCGTTAGATAAAGGTGGTAATAATTTTAAAAAATTATTTAAAGATTCTGATGTAACAAAAAGAAATAAAAATGGACAAACAAAATCTGGTTTATATAGTTTGTTTATACCAATGGAATGGAATTTTGAGGGATTTATGAATAAACATGGTATGCCAGTGTTTGATACTCCAAAAAGCGAAGTATTTGATTTATATGGAGAATTAATAGATATTGGTGTTATAAATCATTGGGAAAATGAAACAGAAGGATTAAAAAATGATCAAGATGCTTTAAATGAATTTTATCGTCAATTTCCACGAACTATTGAACATGCTTTTAGAGATGAAACTCAAAATAGTATTTTCAATTTAGCTAAAATTTATGAACAAATAGATTATAATGAAGAAACTTCAAATAATATATCAATAGGAAATTTTCAATGGATTAATGGAATTAAAGATACAAATGTAATATTTTATCCAGATCCGAAAGGAAGATTTCATGTAACGTGGGTACCACCAACTCATTTACAAAATAAAGTTATTGAGAGAAATGGAAAAAAATATCCCGGTAATGAACATATTGGAACGTTTGGTTGTGATAGTTATGATATATCAGGAACAGTTGATGGTAAAGGATCAAAAGGTGCATTACATGGACTTACTAAATTTAGTATGGAAGATGCTCCTAGAAGTAAATTCTTTTTAGAGTATATAGCTAGACCACAAACAGCTGAAATATTTTTTGAAGATGTTTTAATGGCAATACATTTTTATGGTATGCCTTTGCTTGCGGAAAATAATAAGCCAAGATTATTATATTATTTAAGAAGAAGAGGATATAGGGGTTATTCAATGAATAGACCTGATAAAGTTTGGAATAAATTATCAGTAACTGAGAAAGAAATTGGTGGAATACCAAATACAAGTGAAGATATTAAACAAGCTCATGCCGCTGCTATTGAAATGTATATTCAAAGTCACGTTGGTAATATAGATGAAGGTAAAATGGGGAATATGCATTTTAATAAAACATTAAATGATTGGTCAAGATTTGATATAAATAAAAGAACCAAATACGATGCAACAATTAGTTCTGGTTTAGCAATTATGGCATGTAATAGACATTTATATTCACCAAATATGGAAAAAGAAAAAACAAAGTTAAATATAACATTTGCTAAGTATAAAAATACTGGCAAATTATCAAAAATTATAAAGTAATAACATGGCGAAAAAAACTAAGGGTTATTTTCCAAGTCAAGTAGTTAGCGATGCAGAAAAGGCTAGTTATGATTATGGTTTAAGTATAGCAAGAGCAATAGAAGATGAATGGTTTGGTAAACAATCAAATAGACATAGTATTAATCAAGCTGCATTTCATAAATTAAGATTATATGCTAGAGGAGAACAATCTATACAAAAATATAAAGATGAACTATCTATTAATGGTGATTTATCATATCTTAATTTAGATTGGAAACCAGTACCAATTATACCTAAGTTTGTAGATATAGTTGTTAATGGTATAGCTGAAAGAACTTATGATGTTAAAGCATATTCTCAGGATCCATATGGTGTTGATAAAAGAACAAATTTTATGACATCTGTTTTAAGAGATATGAATACCAAGGAGATAAACGATCATGTAATGGATTCTTTTGGCATTAATTTGTATGAAAATGATCCAGATAGTTTACCAGAAACTACAGAAGAATTAGAATTACATATGCAACTTAATTATAAACAATCTATAGAAGTTGCAGAAGAACAAGCATTGAATGTATTATTAAAAGGTAATAAATATGATCAAACTTTAAAAAGAACATATTATGATTTAGCGGTTCTTGGTATAGGGTGTGTTAAAAATTCTTTTAATACATCTGAGGGTGTTACAGTTAAATATGTTGATCCTACTAATTTAGTCTATTCATATACCGAATCACCATATTTTGATGATATATATTATGTTGGTGAAGTAAAAGATATAACAATTAATGAATTAAAAAAAGAATTTCCTAAATTAACAAATGAAGATTTAGAAAATATAGAAAATAAACCACATAAAAATTCATTTGGAAATAGATATGGTGCTAGGGCAGAAGCAGAGAACAATGATTCAAATGTTATTCAAGTATTATATTTTAATTACAAAACATATAATAATAACGTATATAAGATTAAAAAATTATCAAATGGTATGAGTAAGGCCATAGTAAAAGATGATAAATTTAATCCAAAAATAGATAGCACAACACCATTTGAAAAATTATCAAATTCTGTTGAGGTCTTATATGAAGGTGCTTCAATTGTAGGAACTAAAACTTTATTAAAATGGGAGTTAGCTAAAAATATGATGAGACCTAAAAGTGATTATACTAAGGTTAAAATGAATTATTCAATAGTGGCACCAAGAATATATAAGGGTAAAGTTGAATCTTTAGTTGGTAGAGTAACGGGTTTTGCTGATATGATTCAATTAACACATTTAAAATTACAACAGGTTTTAAGTAGAATGGTTCCTGATGGTGTATATTTAGATGCTGATGGTTTATCAGAGGTTGATCTTGGAAATGGAACGAATTATAATCCACAAGAAGCATTAAATATGTTTTTCCAAACTGGTAGTGTTATTGGTAGATCATTTACTGGGGATGGAGATATGAATCCTGGTAAAGTACCAATTCAAGAAATAACAACTAGTGGCGGGCAAGCTAAACTTCAAAGTTTAATACAAACATATAATTATTATTTGCAAATGATAAGAGATGTGACCGGATTAAATGAAGCTAGAGATGCTAGCACACCAGATAAGGATGCCTTAGTAGGAATA